ACTACCTCGTTCTCGATCTGACGGTAGTAGCGGCCGGTCGTCGGAGTACCGGCGACGGCGGCAGCCAGCGTGACAGTGGTCTGGGCCGCAGTCATCGAGGCGTTCACCGTCGTCCTCGGCGAGAGCGTCGTCGTGTCGAACAGCCCGGCCTCGCGGATGGTCTTGGCACCGACGGCGCAGACGATCGAGCCAGAACAGCTGTAGGTGTCTCCCAGGAACGAGGTCGTCGTCATGGTCGACGTACCGACCGTGCGAGCCTCAGTCTGGGGCGCGAACAAGTTGACATCTGGAGCAGCACTCTGCGTGACCGCGCTGTCTCCCCAGCCGATGTTCTTCGGCTCCGTACCGTTGCCTCGGACCCTGTTCCAGAGGATCGCGCGGCCAGAGAATGTAGCAACTGCTGCGTTAGCCATAGTGTGTACCTCCTTCTAAGGCGCCGGCGAGTTATATCCTACGCTACCTTCTGACGACGGCAGGCTGCGTGCTCGGCGGCGCAACGAGCCAATTCAGATCTCACTTCCGCGATGACTGGCGACCAGTCGTTCATAGACTGCTGTCGGAACAGGACCGTGTTCTCGTACCAAACGCTACGGCTGGTGTCACGCAGCCAGAGCCAGTACGGGTTCTTGCACAGCAGCGTCCAGCACGGCACCCCGAGCGCACCGGCGACGTGGGCGTTCGCGGTGCAGCAGGTGATCACGAGGTCGAGGTTCTGCATGACGGCAGCGGTGCCAGTGAAGCCGAGCGGAGAGATATCCGGTGTCAGGTCACAGACCAGCTGATCGGCTCCGACGCGCTCGATGTCGTGGGTCCCGATCTGGAGCCCGAACAGGACGACGTCGGGGAGCTCAGCCAGGCTCAGCATCAACTCCAGCGGGATACTGCGCTCGGCGTTACGCTTCATCTTCGGGTTGCCGGACCAGCAGATACCGACCTTCATCATCCTGTCGTCGGTGACCGGGAGGGCGACTGAGTTCTTGTGCCGCTCCGCGTTCTTCAGCAGCAGGCCAGGATCGTCGTAGACGTTCGACGGCGTAGTACCGTGCATCCCAGGCAGGCTCATCAGGTATATGCCGTAGTCCACGTCTTCCGGCCAAGGCACTCCGTTCGGCACGAACTCTACGATGTCTCGGTAGCCCCACATAAAGTTGGAGATGTTGGCCAGGTCCTCAGCGTTGTGCATGAACAGGATACGAGCGTCAGGAAACTCCGTCTTGACCCAGTGCAGGTAGCGAGAGAACAGCGTCCGGTCACCGATGCCCTGCTCGCCCTGGACGTAGAGCGTCTTACCGTTGAGGTCCTCGCCGCGCCACTCCGGATACGGCAGCTGCGGGTAGAGCCGCTTGCCACCGCGCTCCTTCCTCGCCTCGTAGTACGACCACGCCTCCGAGGTCCACTCGCCAGAGTCAAGCAGGCACATCGAGAAGTTCCATCGAGCATCGGTGAAGTCAGGCTCGATCTTCAGAGCCGTCCGGAACTCCACCTTCGCCTCCTCGTAGCGACCCTGGGCTCCGAGCACGGAAGCCAAGTTGCCGTGAGCCGGAGAGTACATCGGCTCGATACCAACCGACTTACGCAGGTGACCCTCGGCCTCTAAGAACAGACCAGCGTCGAACAGCACGGCCCCGAGCGATGCCAGCAGCATCGGGTGCTCTGGAGCGATCGCCGCAGCCCGCCGGAATGCAACGACCGACGCAGCAGTCTTCCCGGTCGCAGCCAGGTAGTGACCGTGGTCGTTGAGCAGCCGAGCCTCCTCAGGAGCGACGTACTTCTCCTGGAGCAGCTCACGCTGGGTCGGCAGCTTGATAGTCGTAGTCGTCATGCGACCTTCTTCTCTTCTTCGTAGCCTTCCTGCTCGAACTTGGCGACGTAGACGCCGTCCTGCTTGAACAGCTTCTTGGCCTCCTCGATCGAGTCTCCAACGAAGCGGAGGATCAGGTTGCCATCGCGGTCCGAGGCAGTAACGAGTTCGACCTCGAAGCACGAGATACTCGCCCGCATGTCCTGGCCATCTACCTGGGCAGGCACGTTGACAGAACCGGTCGATAGACCGTGAACGCGGAAAGGAACTTTCATTTCATCCTCCACAGTGGGTTGATCGTCTCTTTCAGAACAGACCACAGACTGACACGCCACTCCTTCGACCAGATCTGGCCCTTGCACTCGATCGGGTCTCTGTCGTGTCCGCAGCACGGGCAGACGGGGCCGACGAAGTCCTCTCCGAGCCGCGTCACCTTCTCAGGGGCGTAGCACCCGACGTTGACTCCAGGCGTATCGTGCCAGAAGCCAGGAGCGCCACAGTTTGGGCAAGCACGGATGACGCTGGCATAGAGCGACTGCTTACGCGTCACCCGCGAAGTCGTGACCCTGCTGACGTGAGGCTCAGACATGTCTCGGTCCCGTCTCGCTACGAGGTTTCATCGGCGCACTATCCTTGCCGTCTTTTCCAGGACGACCTTCCTTGACAGCCAGCCTCCAATCTTTCGATCCATAGCCAGGCTGCTCCCGAGTACCGGCGATCTGGCAAATCCAGACCGAGCCCTGCCGCGTCACCGCGTCGCCCTTCTCATAGAGCTGTCCGAGCTTGTACACCCCGCGGTCGAGAACGAACGGAACCTTGATCTTACTCTGCTGCTTCGCCGCACCAGACTCGTCGACAAGGGAGAAGACGAACGTCCTCTCGTCTTCTCCCAGCTCGACCTTGAAGTCCTTGACACTGAGTCCGTCCTTACCGTCGAGACCAGGCCGCCCTGGATCACCGTCCTTGCCGTTCATCCCGGGCAGGCCGTCCCGCCCATCGCGACCAGGCAGGCCGCTCTCGCCTATAGCTCCGCGCTCACCTTGCTGGCCCTTCTCGCCTTGCTGGCCTAGAGGACCTTGCGAACCGACTTCGCCGGCGTCACCCTTCTCGCCTCTCTCGCCTTGTAATCCTAGCTCGCCCTGCTCTCCTCGCTCTCCTGTAGGACCTCGCAGGCCGACTTCGCCGGCGTCACCCTTCTCGCCTCTCTCGCCTCTCTCGCCTCTCTCGCCTCTCTCACCAGGAGGTCCCTGAACTCCCTGCTCGCCCCGTTCGCCAGGAAGACCTCGCTCACCTTGTGGCCCGGAAGGTCCGACCTCTCCGTCCTTGACCGTCGCCAACTTCTCGTTGACAGCGAGATTCAGGTCGGCCAACCTGAGAGACATCGACTCACTCCAGTGGGTCTCCCTAGCTTCGTATCGCTTCTCCAGCTCAGAGAGCTTCTCCCTCAACGCCTGGACAGTCTCGTCGTACTTCCTCTGCATCTCTAAAGTCGACGCCCGACACTCGGCCACCATCAACTCCTTGTCACGATGCCACTCTCGCTTCAGGTCTACTATGACCTGAGCGACAGCCTTCATCACAGCATCAGGCAGCGCGCTCGATTTGTTTGATCCAATGATCGAGGTGCCGTTCGACTTGCTGGTTACTGTCTGCATCGTCTTCCTCGTCGTCGTCAGCTGCGCTATCAGCCGGAGGCGGCACTAGCGCTGGCGCAGGTGTCAGCCCTATTCCCAGCTTCGACCGCTTGTCGAGGTCAGCGAGGCTGAAGTTCTGCTGCTGCAGGTACGGAGTATCACCACCTTCGACGGTCTCCAGGTTGAACTGCCTGCGACCCTCGTCCGGCTTCGCGATCCCAGCCTTGACCAGGTCGCTCCAGGTCTTCGACCGCGTCGCGGTGTCCATCCTCAGCAGAGCGTCGAGGTCCAGCTCAGTTCCGTAGGTCTTCCCTGGTACCTGGTCGAGACCGAGGCCCTCGTCCAGCAGGACCTCTATGTTCTCGATCGGGACCTGCAGGCAGCTCTGGTAGTACTCCTGCTGGAGAGCCTCGATGTTGTTGTAGGCCGGAGGAGGAGCCACGCCGATCTTGTACGGAGGGACGTGGAACACTGTGCAGATCTGCTCGGCCGACCACTTCAGCTGCTCGAGCATCTGCGAGTCCTGAGCCGTGATGGCGAGCGACTCGTAGTGGAGACCGTCTCCCAGCACGGCGATCTTCCCGACGTTGTCTCCGCTGAAGTTCTGCTCCCAGTAGTCCTTCACCCGCTTGACGTTCGCCTCGTCAATCTCGTTCGGCGCGGTGAGTATGCCACCTGGACGCGAACCGTTCGCGAAGAACTTCGAGGAGTTAGCCTGGATGCTGAGGCCCTGGGTCGCCGTCAGCAGAGCCGCAGTCAGAGGAGAGATGCCGCACAGAGGATGGTAACCACCCATCGTGTCGTGGATGATCTCGCTGGCGGGGACGGTGACGCTCTCCTCGACCTGGGCGAGGAGGTCCTTCTGAAGCTGGTAGTAGACAGAACCGTCTGCCGCCTGGAGCGGCTTGGTCCTCAACGGGTCCAAGATGTGGAGCTGGCGAACGATGCCGCTCGAGTCCCTGGCCTTGAGCACGTAGGTGTTGCCGCTGATCAGCTTCGACGTCATCCAGTGCTCGAGGAACTTGACCCGAGTCTGGTAGCGGTTCGGCTTCCGCAGTACCGGAGAGAACGCGGCGTTCTCGAACTCTGTCCAGATGTCGTTCTTGAAGTCGGTACGCTCGACCAGCTTGATCCGCATCTTGGAGACGTCGCCCGCGATCAGCGTGATGCAGGCGTAGACCGGACCGTACTGGAGCAGGTTCTCCGGCCTCAGCTCCATGTTGCGCTGCCAGGCACCGGTGAACGGCTCGCGAACAGTCGGCCACCACCAGGTGCTGTTCAGCCACGACATCGGCTGCGAAGGCGTAGCAGCCGTCGCCTTCGTGGAAGCCCGCGTGATGTCGAAGCCGAGAAGTCTCATTATCGATCTTCAGCTCTCAGGTCTCTACGCTGGTAGCGCTTCTTACCGGCGACGGGTTCGTCCGTCTGAGCCTTCATCGCCTTGTCGTTCATGATCAGTGCGTCGGCGGTCTTCTCCTCTGCCAACCCGTCCACCTCCCTGATCTCGAACTCGTCGCCAGGCTCGTACTCCCTGGCATCCGGGCCCAAGAACGGGTAGCGAATCTTCTCCTTGGCGATGAGCTTTATCGGCATCACTCTCTCCTTCTACGAAAATGGCCCCGTCGTGTAGGTGTACCGGGAAACACGACGGGGCCGAGTTTTCAACGGAGGGCCGTTGAAGATGATCCCTAGCCGGTGTACTTAGCGTACTGGATGAACTGCACCGCCTCGGAGCGGGCCTTCAGCCAGGTGATGAACCTCTCCGCCTTGATGCCGACCAGGTTGTGCTGCCACAGGCTGACGGTGACCGTAGCCGCGACCGCCGGAGAGTCAGGCGTGGTCTCCATCTGGACGGAGGCCTCCTTGGAGACGTCGATCGTGACGTCGCCGTCGTCGGCCAGCAAGATTTCCGGAGCGTTGATCGCCACGATCAGGCCGCCGTTGGCCGGAGAGCCGCCGGTCGAAACGATGTTCTCAGACGTGATGACCGGGATGCCCTCGAGCACTCCGCCGTCCTTGTTCACCGTGTCGAACAGCTTGGTCCCGAGCGAGGTCCGCATCAGCGAGATGCGCATCGCCTGGGTCGGGGTCATGACCAGCACGAGCCCGGAGAGGTTCATGTTGGCGGAGGTGTAGAGAGCGATGAGGCTCCCGAGGTCCGCGATCAGCGCCGCCGACGTGGTGCCGGTCGCGGTGATCGGGGTGACGCCGTTGGTCAGCGACGCCGGAGAGACCGTGGCCTGGAGCGCCTTGGACGGGTCCAGGAAGTCACGATCTGCCAGGGCCACAATGGACCTGACCAGCGAGTTGCGGATCACGAGCTCGGCCGACGGGTTGGCGAAGCGGAGCAGCTCCTCCGAGATCGGCACGATGCCGGCGATCTTGTTGTGGGCCAGGGTGATCTGGTCCAGGGTGATGCCGGAGACGGGCTTCACCTTGGTCTCACCGACCCAGTTCGTGGTCGCGCCGGTCAGCTCGCGAGGGACCTTGATGTTGAACGGCACCCTCGTCAGGCCCGGGATGCGGTCGATGATGCTGCTCGCCCGCAGCAGGTCCCGGAACTCCGACGCCATGTTCTCCGCCTGCACGAGAGGCAGCGCGAAGGAGGACCCCGTCGTCGTGCCGGGAGTGACGGCGACCTTGAGCACGGCCTCGACATCGTGCCAGCCCTTGTCGCGAGCCACGTCGACCGGCGAGCGTTGAGTCTCCCTGGCGATGTACTTCGCGCCCATCAGGCGGACGAAGTTGATGCCAGGCGGGACCGGAGAGCGAACCGTGATGACGCCGCCGCCGCGAGCCTCGGAAGCCTGATCCGGGGTCACGATCGGGGCGATGGGCGTCGCTGTCTGCCTGTTCTGCTTCTCCAGCAGCCGCAGCCGCTTGAGGTGCTCGTCGACCTTGTTGACCTCTGCCTCGAGGCGGTCGTACTCCTCACTCTCGTCGTCCTCGAGCGTAGAGCCGGCCTCAGCGGCCTTGCTCATCAGCTCGTTCATCCGGGCATCCTTCGCCG